CAATTTCTTAACTGATCCAAATGCGTTCTTCCTTATCACTGATGTTCCAAACGGAATGAAACATTTCGTTAGAACACCAATCAAAACAGCTATGGAAGGTGACTTCGATACTGGTAACTTAAGATTTAAAGCTAGAGAAAGATACCAATTTGGTGTTTCTGACTTTAGAGGAATCTTCGGTTCACCTGGAGTAAGTTAATAAATAATTTTGAGGCGGAACACAGTTCCGCCTCAATCTAAAAATAAGAAAGAAAAACTAATGAAAAAACTTCTCATCAACATTTGGGCTTACAATCATCATGCTAAATTTACTATATTAGCTGAAGATAATGCTAAAAGCGTAGAAAATGCAATCCTTGACAAACTTGGAGAAAAGAGTATAAAATGGGAAGATCTTGGAGTTAGTTATGACGACAAGAAAAACAGAATAACTTTTGAAGAGGTTATAGATGATACAAGACCTATACAAACAAAAAAGGTCCTTGGAGTTGAAGTGGGAACAGGAGCATATTAACAATAATAGATATACTCTTGAAATGGTCAGAATTGATGACAAAGTTAAACAAGTCATCACAAAGATCAAGCTGGAAGAAGCAGCTATTGCCCATAGACAAAATACTGTCGAAGGTGCAGCTCCACAAGTTTCAGTAGCTACTTAATCAAAAGCTACATTGCTGAAATGCATAAATACCGTAGGCTCTCTTGCACTCCACTTAAATCTAGTATATAAAAAACTTACTGTATAATTAATTAGTTTACATAGACGCATACAGTCGACGGCCTAGAGACTATGTGAACGAAAACTAGGAGGATATAATTATGGCAAATACAACCTTTTCAGGACCGGTCATTTCTAAAAATGGCTTTATAACTACAGGCCCTGGAGCAACAAAAACAATTAATTCTACTGGCTTAGGTGCAAGCGGTTTAGCTTTAACAGTTAACGCCCATGCTGGAAGAATTTTAATTTCACAAGACGCAGATGGTATTTATAAATTACCGTCTATTAATGCTAGCTCTGATTCTGCAGTAGCAGGACCAGGAAGTGATCCAAATAACCCAAGCAACATTGGTGCAAGTTTTTATTTTTACATAGACACATTAGCAACTGATGTTCAAATCATAACTGACGGAACTGACAAGTTTACAGGTGCAGCTATGATTGCAGTAGATAATGGAAGTAAAAAAGCTTTCTTTCCTGGCGCATCTAATGATGTTCTTTCTATGAATGGAACAACTTCAGGTGGGATCGTTGGATCTGTAATTCAAGTTACAGCGTTAGAAACTGCTCAATACTTGGTGCACAATACTTTGATCTTAGGATCAGGATCTATTATTACACCATTTAGCGATACGTAATAAATAATTAGTGTGGGGCTTCGGCCCCACATATAAATTTTAAGGAGAAAAATATGCAAACATATAGCGTAGATGGAGTAGCAACAAACGTAACCACTGAAACTAAAACTATTCAGTCTGGAAGAACTAGAGTGTACGGAGTGCACGTATCTGGTCCTAACGTAGCTGGTGTTTTAGATCTTAAAGATGGCACAACATCTAAAGTAAAATTAAATAAGGCTGCTCATGTTCATGACATGACAATTAATTTTCCTGTACCGATTTTGTTTAAGACTTCGGTAGTTTCAGGTTTTACTACAGAACAGATCACTGCTATCACTGTGTTTCATAGTGGCGGCGGCAACACTTCGTAGGAGTTTAAATGGCCAACACTACTTCGGGCACTACGACGTTTGACAAAACGTTTTCGATTGATGAGATAATTGAAGAGTCTTACAATAGACTCGGTCAATTTGACATGAGCGGTTATAATTTAAAAACTGCTCGAAGGTCTTTAAATATATTGTTTCAAGAGTGGGGTAATAGAGGTCTTCATTTTTGGGAAGTAGCTAAAACTAATATAACTTTGGTAAATGGTCAAAATGAATATAAAATTTTTAGATCTACCGCTGACGGTAATTCAAATGGAGTAACCACTACTCTAACAGCAGCTATTTCTTCTACAAGTGCGACTGCTGGAATTACGATTGCCTCTAAAGATCGTATGCCTACTACAGGAACTATTAATGTAGGATCTGAAAATATTTCTTACACTGGATTTAATAGTTTAGAATTAACAGGAGTAACACGTGGAGTTAATGGAACAACCGCAGCCACTCATTCCAACGGAGCTGCTGTTACTAATTTTGTAAATCAAGCTACAGAAATTTTAGAAATGTCTTATAGAAATTCTTCTAATGTAGATTCTCCTTTAGAAAAAATTAATAGATCTCAATTTCAAGCTTTATCTAATAAGTCTTCTACAGGTCAACCATCTCAATATTTTGTACAAAGATTTATAGATCATATTTTAATTACTTTATATTTAACTCCAGGTTCTACAGAAAATGGAAATGTTATAAATTTTTATTATGAAAAAAGAATTCAAGACGCAGGAGCTTATACTAACGCAACTGACGTTCCATATAGATTTGTGCCTTGCATGATAGCTGGATTAACTTATTATCTTTCTATGAAATATGCACAACCAAGAATACAAGAAATGAAATTAATTTATGAGGATGAATTAGCTAGAGCTTTAGAAGAAGATGGTTCTTCATCTAGTGTGTATATTGCTCCTCGAACTTATTATCCGAGTATATAATTATGGGAAACACAGCAAAAGGAAAACACGCTTTATTTATTTCAGACCGATCTGGTTTAGCATATCCATATAGAGAAATGGTTAAAGAATGGAATGGTGCAAGAGTTCATACTTCAGAGTATGAACCTAAACAACCACAGTTAGAACCAACACCGTATTCGGCAGATCCTCAAGGATTACAACATCCAAGACCACAACAATTTAATTTATTAACAGGAGGAGGTGGAGGAATTGTTGCTAATTTAACTTTGCCTGGAGATTTTGCATTTCAAACTACAACAAATGAAAGTATGGTTCCTGCAAATCCAGATATAATTAGTAGTGCAAGACAAGCATCATTACAAATAGGGAGTGTAACAATTAATATATCATGACATACGATGAATTAAAACAAAAAATTATAGACTATACAGAAGTATCAAGTAATGTATTTACTGACACTATTTTAAATGGTTTTATTGAAGACGCTGAATTTAGAATTTTAAGAGAAGTAGATTCTGATAATAACAGAAGATATGTTAGTGCTAATTTAATAGCAGGTACAAGATTTATAGACACTCCAACTGATTTATTAATTATACGATCTGCTCAAATCGTAGACTCTGAGTTAGCAGATGGAAATACAAATCAAAATAGAGATTTTTTACAGTTTCGAGATACTAGTTTTATGTCAGAATTTAATCCTGTAGCAACAACCGGAGTTCCTAAATATTACAGCAATTGGGATGAGACTCGAATTGTCGTAGCTCCTACTCCTGATCAAACTTATACTATTCAGTTAAATTATATCTTGAAACCAGCTGGATTATCTAGTACAGTTACCACTACATACTTAAGTACAGAATTTCCCAATGGCTTATTGTATGCATGCCTAGTTGAGGCTTACGGATTTTTAAAAGGACCCGTTGACATGCTCCAGTTATATGATAAAAAATACCAAGAGGCAGTCAAAGGATTCTCAATTGAACAAATGGGAAGACGAAGACGAGATGAATACCAAAGTGGTGTTCCTCGAATAGGAAAACAGTAAGGAGAAAACTATGGCAATAACACAAGCGATTGCAAACAACTTTAAAAAATTATTATTAGAAGGTGATTCAAATTTTTCACAATCTAGTGGTGATAAATATAAGTTAGCTCTTTATACTTCTTCAGCTACTTTAAACTCAGCAACAACTTCTCTATTGACTAGTTCGCCAACTCACGAAGTTACATCAAGTAACTATTCAGCGGGTGGTGGTGCACTTGTTAACAACCCAACTTCTTTAACAGCTGGTGTTGCAAGAGCAGACTTTGCTGACCTGTCATTTCAAAACGTTACTTTGACAGCTAGAGGAGCTTTAATTTATAACACATCATCTGCAACTACTAACTCTGCAGTTTGTGTTTTAGATTTTGGAGGAGATAAAACAGCTACTTCAGGTACGTTTACAGTTCAGTTTCCAGCACCAACATCAACAGCAGCGATTCTAAGGATCTCTGGTTAATCGTAGGAGGTAACCTCCTATGAGTGGATCAGGAACTTGGGGTGTCGGCACATGGGGTCAAAACCAATGGAATGATTTAGCAGATCCGTCTTTTACAGTAACGGGTCAAGCCCTCACTGCATCTTTAGGAAATGAAACAAGCTCAACTGAAGTTAATGTAGGTTGGGGTCGTGTTGAATGGGGAAAACAAGCTTGGGGTATCGCAGGTACTCTTATAGCTCCTGGTGATGCTGTTACCGCAAATCTTGGAAGTGTTACTACATCAGCTGGTGCTAACACAGGTCCATCTACAAATAACAATCAAACATTAACGACCGGTCTTGGAACCGTAACAGCTTTTGGTTTAGCTGAAGTATTTCCATCAGGTATTCCACTTACAAATAGTTTAGGAACAGTTGATGCTGGTCCTGACGCTATGGCAGTAGGTGACGCTGTTGTTGCAAGTCTTGGTACTGTTGATGCATTTAATAATGAAGGTTGGGGCAGACTTCAATGGAGTATAAACGATTGGGGTGATGCTGGTAGTTCTGTACAAGTAGATGTTTCTGGAATTGCAATGACTGGAGCTTTAGGAACTCCAACAGAAATTACAGGTAGTGCAACTATTGTTGCAAATACTTTAAACGTAGCTCAAATAACTTTAGGAGCTGTTGATCCTGCACCAGATGCAATGATTATTGGTGAACCAATGATTGCATCTTTAGGTACTTTAGGATTTAAAGGAGATGTTTTACCTGTACCAACAGGCTTACCATTAACAGCTGGATTAGGAAGCGTAACAGTAGATTTAAATCAACAAGTAAATGTTACTGGAAATCCTTTATTAGCAAGGGTTGCTTCAGTATCTGGATTTACAGATGTTACTGCAACTTTTAATGGTTTTGTGTTGACTACAACAGTAGGAAGTGGTAATGCTCTTATTTGGAACGAAGTAAACACAGGTTCCGCTCCAATAGATCCTCCAGGTTGGAGAGAGGTCGTTGCATAAAGAGTTTGACACTAACTCTTTATTTTTATAAAATAAACGATATAAGGAATTTAATATGGCGAATTCAACATCAGCAAGTTTAAAACTTACAGTTCAAGCAACCGGTGAAAATTCGGGAACTTGGGGACAAATTACAAACACTAACCTTTTAATTTTAGAACAAGCAATTGGTGGTTATGACACTTTTAACGTAACTAATGCTAATAGATCTTTAACATTTACTAATGGTGCTTTATCTAATGGTAAAAATGAAGTTATAAAATTAACAGGGACTTTGTCGGGAAATAGAACAGTTAGTATTCCTGATTCTGTAGAAAAAGTATACACTGTAATTGATGGTTGTGATCATGCAGGAAACACTTTAACTTTTAAAACTTCTTCCGGAACAGGTGTTCTTTTATGTGAAGGAAATTGTTATACGTTGTATTCAGATGGTACTAATATTGTTAAAGCAAACGAATACAGAAAATGGAGAGCAGTCTCAGCAGCAGAAACAGTTCAAGCCGGTGCTCAACTTTTAGTAAACACAAATGGTGGAGCAGTAACAATTACGCTTCCAGCCTCACCTGCAACAGGTGATGAAGTTACATTTGTAGATCAAGGTTATGATTTCAATACTAACGCATTGACTGTTGGTAGAAACTCTTCTAATATAGCTAATGCAGCATCAGATCTTGTAGTTAATACTCAAGGTGCAGCTTTTTCATTAGTATTCTCAGGAGATGCTACAACAGGATGGACTTACACGGAGAAATAATATGTCAAATTACGAAGCAACAAAATACGATTTTTCAGGAGCAAACCTTACAGGTATCGAAGGAATTCCTACAGCGACTATTGTGCCGTGGTCTTCTTCATCAGTGCCAACAGGTTTTCTAGAATGTAATGGTCAAGCAGTTTCAAGATCAACTTACGCTGCATTATTTGCAATCGTAAGTACAACTTATGGAACTGGAGATGGTGCATCTACTTTTAACGTACCTAATTTATCTGACAACGTAGCAGTTGGAAAATCTAACAACAAAGCTTTAGCTTCAACTGGCGGAGCAAACACTGTAACATCAACTGGAAACGTTGCTGGTTCAACAGCTAATCACACTTTAACAACATCAGAACTTGCTTCTCACTCACACAGTGCAAGTGGAACTGGAAATGGTGCTTCTCCTCCTGGAGTAGTTAGATCAGGTGCAAAATTAGCTAATCAAAGTAGAGCTTTTAACCCTGGAAGTTTATCAACTAATAATACAGGATCTGACGGCGGTCACTCTCATAATATGAGTGCAAACTTTGCTGGAGACGCAACATCAGTGTTACAACCTTATTTAACAATAATTTATATAATTAAGACTTAGGAGAAAATATGGCAACAAATGCAAATTGGACAATAATAATGGATGATAAAAAAATTGTTAAAAAAACAGGTGATGGAGCTGGAAACGCTTACATCATTGATGATAATGCTTTTTGGGCTACTACAGATTTTCAAAATATTTGGGCTATTCAAGCAGGGACTTCCAATGTTTCTGATGAAGTAGAACACAGAGATGGAACAGCACATTGTTCTTTAGCTGATGAAGGACTTGATCTTCAACAATTTATTAATAAATGGGATGCAGCTCATTTAGTTACAATACAAACTGATTGGGACAATGATAATGTTGAAGGTGAAAGCGAAGCAGATAAAATTTCTAGATTAGGACCAAGACCTACTTCTTATTCATCATAACCTGTAAACTGCATTATAATTGAATATCTTTTCATAGAGTTTTTAGCTGCCCAATTCAAAGGAGCATGCAAAGCATTAGCTTTCCAAAAAATAGCCCTATTTTCTTTAAAACCAATATGAGTATTTAATTCATAGTTATCATTATTTTTAACATAAAAACCGGTACCTTTATTAAGTTCTTCATTACCTTTTACATATACAATACCTTGAAATTCATTTTCTTTACATAAATCAGAATGAGGTAAAGGTTTAGTTTTTGAAACTAATGTGTAAGAACACATTTCTAATTTAAGCTTTTTATTAATAAATTTATTAACTTTATTATTTAAATATATTTTATCTTCATTTTCTGCATCACATGAAAACCATAAATGACCACTAGGGTTACTATCTAAATAATTTCCTAACCAAGTATAAGGTAATAAAGGAAGTTTTTCTTTAAAATATTTTAATTTTGATTCTTCTAAAAAATTATCTATAATTCTTATATCAAATCCATTTTTCACCTTAACATCATCCAGGAAGTTAAAATATATTTTTCACCTAACAATGGAGGATTACCTCTATGAACATATGGAAAAGCAGCAGGCCATATAACTATTCTACCTGTTTTAGGTTTTACTCTTTTTGAAAAGTGTAAGAATTCTGTTTCACCACCTTCTTCTACATCATTTAAATATACAGAAAAAACAAAAGCTCTAGGTTCATTATCAAATCCCTTATTGTGTTCAATATGCCAAACATGATAACCTTCTGTAGGTAAAGTTTTTTGTATTTTTAAAGTGGTAAAATGAAAAGGAACACCATAAGCTTCTTTAGCTCCAGTATTATCTATGTAATGGTTAAAAGCTAAATCTAAATTAACCATCATAGATTTTAAATCTTCCCACCAAACATCTATATTATTACCATTTGCAAAAAATTGTTGATCTTGTTTTTGTAGTATAGATGCTTTTTCCATACCCATTCTATTAACAGTATTATTAAATTTATTTTGATTTTCGTATAGTTTAATAGCTTTGTTACATTCTTCTTTAGTAATGTAATTATCATATGTGCCAATAAAATTATTTATATTAACTGTTTTCTCTATCATTTTTTTCCTTTAATTATAACCAAGCTACAATATTTAACGCCGCTCTATTAGGAGCATTCTTAGGTGCTATACCTTTATGAAACAACTTACTTGGAAATACAAGTGCTTGACTAGCAACAGATTTTTTAAATATTGTTTCATCATCTTTTACTCTAAAACTTGTTCCTCCATCATTATCACTAAAATTGTAAACAATTGAAAATGCTATGTCTTCAGGTCTATCTATATGATAATTCATTACACTATTTTTATTATAAAAATTCCAAAACACTCTATTAATACTTTTAAATTTAAGATGATATTTATCCCTAACAATATCAAAAATAAATAATCCAAATGCATTAATATCTGTATTTGCACAAATGTTTCTATCTTCTTGAAAAGTCATTAATGTAAACCCTGCATCAGGATTTTTAAAATTATTATTAGTGTGATCTTTTCCAAAATACCAACCTTCAGCATTCATTAAAGAATCAATAACCCTATCATTTGTAGATTGAGGTATATTTGTATCAATTTCTGTTATCATTTTGTGCCTTTCATTAAATTTCAATATACTATATAACACAATTATGGCCTTAAAAAAAGTAGATTTTGCACCTGGTTTTAATAAACAAAGCGTACCTTCCGCTCTTCCTGGACGATGGGTAGATGGAGATTTTGTGCGTTTTAGATATACCGCACCTGAAAAAATAGGTGGTTGGGAACAACTAACCGCCGCATCTAAAACATTACCAGGAGCAGCAAGAGCACAATTAACTTGGACCTCTTTAGCAGGTGAAAAATACGCAGCCATAGGAACTTCTCAAGGTTTGTTTTTATATTATGGTAATGATTTTTTTGATATTACGCCATTAGATACAGCAATTACAGGATGCACATTAACGACAGTTAATGGTTCAAATACTGTAACTGTAAATAAAGGATCTCATGGTTTAGCTAAAGGAAGATATGTAACATTATCTGGTGTAACTGTTACAGGTGCTTCAGACTATACACCTGCAGAATTACAACAAGTTTATGAAATACAAACAACTCCAGATGTAGATAAGTTTACTATACTAGCTTCTAGAAATGAGGGAGGCACCGGTATGACTGCAGCAGGTGCTGCAACTGTTAATCCTTACGTTGAAGTAGGTCCTACTTTTCAAACTGCTGGTTATGGTTGGGGAACTTCCTCTTATGGAGATTCTACTTGGGGCACAGAAAGTGATACTAGTGATGTAATTTTAGATCCAGGAAACTGGAGTCTTGATAACTTTGGTCAAGTATTAGTTGCTACAATATTTAATGGCAAAACTTTTACTTGGAACGCAGGAGCATCTGGAGCTAGAGGCATTAGAGCATCATTAGCTACATCAGGTTTTTCTACTTCTGCTAATCCGACGGCTTCTAGATTTACTCTTGTATCTGACAGGGACAGACATTTATTTCATTTTGGAACTGAAACAACCATTGGTGATACAACAACACAAGATCCTATGTTTGTAAGATTTTCTAATCAAGAAGATTTAAATACTTATTTACCTACCTCTACCAATACTGCAGGAACATTTAGATTAGATACTGGAAATAAAATTACTGCAGCTCTTCAAGGTAAGGATTATGTTTTTGTTTTAACTGATAATGCAGCTTATGTAATTCAATTTGTAGGTCCACCTTTTACTTTTAGTGTTAGACAAGTCGGCACAAACTGCGGATGCATAGGACAACATGCAGCTTCTTATGTTAATGGCGCTATATATTGGATGTCTAATGAAGGTGGTTTTTTTATGTATGATGGTACTGTAAAAGCCTTACCATGTTTAGTTGAAGATTTTGTATTTACTACACAAAATGGAGATTTAGGACTTAATTTTAATTCAGCAGATGTAATTTTTTCTTCACCAAATTCTTTATATACAGAAGTAAATTGGTTTTATCCAAAATCAGGATCAGAACAAATTGATAGATGTGTAACTTATAATTATCAAGAAAATGTTTGGACTACTTCATCACTCGATAGAACTACTTACGCTGACCAAGGAGTTTTTGATAAACCTTATGCAACAGACTATGAGTCAACAACTACTCCAGTATTTCCAGACATTTTAGGAATTACAAATTTATATGGAGCATCCATATATTATGCTCATGAAGTTGGAAATGATCAAGTCAATAGTTCAGGTAGAACTTCAATTAATGCCTTTATACGATCTGGAGATTTTGATATTGATGATGGAGAAATATTTATGTCGATGAGAAGATTTATGCCAGATTATAAATTTTTAGTAGGTAATTCTAAAGTAACTTTATTTATATCGGACTACCCTTCAGATGCTCAATCAAGCTCACCACTTGGTCCCTTTACAATAACTTCTACTACTGATAAAGTCGACACTAGAGCGAGAGGAAGACTACTATCTTTAAAAATAGAAAACGATGCTGCAGGTGAAACATGGCGTTATGGTAGTTTTAGAATGGATGCTCAACCAGACGGAAGGAGATAAAATGACAAAAAGACTAAATATTAAAAAAGCAATTAAAAAACCAGGTGCTTTAAGAAAATCTTTAAAGATTAAAAAAGGTGAAAAGATACCTTTAGATAAATTAAATAAAGCGGCTAAAGCAAAAGGCAAGTTAGGTCAAAGAGCTAGATTTGCTAAAACTTTAAGAAAAATAAATAGAGCATAATGGCAAAGTTGACTAATTACATACCTGAACCTGCACAAGAATATAATGTAGAAAATCAAAGACAGATTATTGAATCGATGACAACTATGAAACAACAACTTAATTTTTCTTTTCAACAAGATTTAAAAAATGAACAAGAAACTTTTAATTATTTTTTATCATGACAATACAATACAAAAATGCTAGCAAAATATTAGATGGTACAGCTATGACTACTCTATTAACTATATCTACATCTGCTATAGCTATTGTAAAATCTGTATATGTATCTAATAACAGCACGGGAGCTGTATTAGTTAATTGTGATTTAAGAGACTCCTCTGCTAGTACAGATGTAGAATTTTTTAGAAAAGACATACCTGCTACAAGCACAGTCAACGCTACAGAACAAGGGTTGAATTTAGAAGCAGGAGATGCTATAAAAGCGCAAGCAGAAACAGCTAATAAACTTGAAGTAGTAGTTAGTTATGCGCTTATAAACAGAGAGAATGAAAACGGATAATATACATAAAATCGATTGTACAACTATAACAATTTATAGAAATACAGAGACAGGTGAAACTTCTAAAGAAAAATTAGAAGGACCAAATATTGTTACAGATGTGACAGTGCAGGTATCACCAAAAGGTTTAGATGTATTCCAGAAAGTTATGAATGAAAACAAGAAACCAAAACCCTAAAGGCGGAACCGAGTTACAACTTGGTTTTTTACATCAATACGTAGATAAAAATTTATTAGATCAAGTACAAATTTGTACTAGTGTACCTGGTAAAGTTCCTATTGATCCTAATAAACTTAATATACTTTGGCAAAAAAACTCTTACGATCAACCTAATTTATATCCGTGGTTTAAAGATAAAAATAATCATCACAAATATGATTGGTATGTTTTTAATTCTCATTGGAATTATGAAAAATTTAGAATGATGTTTGGCATTCCTACTGAAAAATGTGTGGTTATTAAAAATGGAGTTGAAAAAATAACACAATCTCCGCATTATGAAAAAGGTAAACCTATTAAAATAATTCATCAAAACACACCTTGGAGAGGACTTAGTATATTATTAGGTGCAATGCAGTTAGTTAAAAATCCATTAATTACATTAGATGTTTATTCTTCATGTGAAGTATATGGCAAAGACTTTATGGAAAAAAATGATCATAATTATAAAGCATTGTATGAACAAGCTAAATCTTTACCTAATGTAAATTATATTGGATATAAACCGAACGAATACATTAGAGAGCATTTACAAGACTATAATATGTATGTTTATCCTAGTATCTTTGAAGAAACTTCTTGTATTTCTTTATTAGAAGCAATGTCTGCTGGTTTATATAGTATAGTAACTAATTATGGAGCCTTGTTTGAAACAGGAGCAGAGTTTCCAATGTATATTCCTTATGATAGTAACTACAAAGCTTTAGCTGAAAAATTTGCATATGGTATTGCTGCCGCTGCAGAAACTTTAGATAAACCTCAAATACACAGTCATTTAACTACTCAAGCTAGCTACACACAATTATACTATTCTTGGCCAAAGCAAGCCTCTGCGTGGACAACATTTTTAAAAGGAGCTCTTAATGCAAAAGCCAAATGAACCAATATGGTTTAATGTAGACAAAAATGAAACAGCCAATGATGATACTTATCAGACAATTAAAACTAACACAGTAGAAAATAAAATAACTGAAATTAATTTAAGTACATCACCCCACAAAATTATGGTGTGCACTCCCTGTCATAGTGATGTTAGTATGCACTATTGTCAAGCAGTGTTAAAATTTCAACAAGCTTGTTGGAAAGAAGGAATTTTATGTAGTTTTACTTTATTAAAATCATCATTAGTTACCCAAGGTAGAAATCTGTGTGTAGCAGAGTTTTTAAATCATAAGGACAATTATACTCATTTATTGTTTATAGACTCTGACATTGATTTTAGTCCGAAGTCTATTTTTAAAATGTTAGAGTTTGATAAAGATTTAATTAGTTTACCCTATCCAATGAAACTTTTAAGTTGGGATAAAATATGGCGAAGACTTAATACAAAAGAAGATGCAATTAAAAATGAAAAAGATTTAGCTACAGCAGGTTATACCTTTCCTGTAAAAGTAGAGGACCCTAATTCAATAACCGTAGACAAGGGATTAATGGAACTTACTCATGCTCCTACGGGCTGTATGTTGATTAAAAGAGAAGTAATTGAAAAGTTAATTAAACATCATCCAGAACTAGAGATATATCAACCTACCAATATTAATGGTAAAGAAGTTAAAAAAGATAACATGTATAACTTATTTGACACATTGCACGACCTTGAAACTAAAAGATATTTTGGTGAAGATTTTGGATTTTGTCAAAGATGGACAGATATAGGAGGCAAAGTATATGCCTATATAGATGATCCTATTACTCATGTGGGAGAATATTCCTACACAGGTAGATTTAGAGATGATTTATGGCAAGCAGGACGTCCTGTCAAATCTGTTGACGATAGCAAAAAAATCAAATAAAGTATAATATTTACAGGATTTCTACGCCTGCTTAACAATATAAATATATTTAAACTATGGCGATATCTAGATCTTTAATGAACAGACAATTACAAGCAAATGGGGGCATCATGCAAGTTGCACCTAGAGAAAAATTTGGCTTAGGTAGTTCTCTTAAAAAATTTGTTAGAAAAATTATACCTAATGAAGTAGCAGAAGTTGCAGTTAAAGCAGCCCCTTTCGTTGCACCATTTAACCCCGCAGTTGCAGCAGCAATGTCAGGACTAGGTAGTTTTGATCAAACAGGTAGCATTGGAGACTCGTTAAAAAGTGGAGCTTTAACTTACGGATTAGGTCAAGGTGCTAGATATTTAGGTGGAGCAGGTTTTCAAGGTAATCCTTTTGCTGCAGATGGCGGAGCTTTTAGAGGTGGCCTTGAGGGATTTAAAAGCGGATTTAGTTCACCATTAGGAAATCAAACAGGATTTAAATTAGGTAAACCTGTCGAAGCAGTTGAAGGTGTAGGTATAGATACTAGCGTGCCTTTAAAGAAACCTGATATTTTAGCAGAACAAATGAGTGAAGTATCTTTGTCACCTAATAATTTAGCAGAACAAATGAGTGAAGTATCTTTATCTCCTAGTGGATCTGTAGTTAGTACAGTAGTAGACAAATCTATAGTAACTAAAAACGATCCTGGATTTTTAAAAAATTTATTTGATGGAGTCAGTAATCAAGACTACGGTAAGATTGCTAAAACAATTGGAGATGGAGCTAAAAAATTTGGTAAGGCTATGTTTACAAATAAAGATGGTTCTATAGATAAAGCAGCAGTAATGGGAGCAATAGCTTTTGCTGGATCATACGCAGAAGCCAGAGCATTAGCCGCTGAAACGGGCTTAGATGATGATTTAACTGAAGAAGAATATAATGAAGCACTTAGAGAAGAAAAAAAAGAAGAGTACGCAGGTTACTTAACTAACTTCTTTGGTGGTAATAAAGACGGTGGCAGAATAGGATTTAAGTTTGGTACTAATAAAATATTAGGATTACCTGCTGAAGAATTTAAATTAGAGGGAAATCAAGGAGATCAACTTGATTTAGCTTTACAAATGTTGCTGAGAGACAATAAAGATAATGAGCTTCTTAAATATGCGTTAGATACAGCTGAAGAACGAGGCACAAGTAAATTACAAGTGCTTATGGATTTAATGAAAAATCAAAAAGTTCTTGATGCCATTGCTAAAGAAGATGGTATAATGGCCTCAGATTTAATTAGTGTAAAAGATTTAGCTAGAAAAGAAGGCTCAATGAAAGATGGTGGCAGAATAGGATTTAAGTTTGGTACTAAACCAAAACAAGCAGAAATAGGTATTATGTCAATCGACGTTGAAGCAGGTGATGACGACGATACGGAAGATATGAATATGGCTGCAGGTATTAATTTTAGCAGACAAGAAAAATCATATTTATTTAAAAGATTAGGTGGATCCGGTGGAGCAGACAGATCCTATACTATGCCTAACCTATACAGAATATTAAATAATCCTGGTAGATATCCAGAAGATGCAGCAATATTAAAAGAAATTGCTATTATGGGATTAGGAGAAAATAGAGCAGATGGCGGAAGAATAGGGTTTAATGATGGATCTTCAACAGGCAATTTTGGTGCAGATCGATATGCCTCTGAATTAGTAGAAGCATATGAAAGTCTGTTAAATAAAGGAGATTTATTTTTAACAGATGTAGAACAAGAATTACTAGAAAAAGGAGAATATCCATCACCTGATAAAATGAAAGAATTTATAACAAGATATGAAAATTTAGAAAAAGAATACGAACAAGGAGAAAATAAATTTGACAATATAAATCTTCAAGACTCTTTGTTCGATAAAGATGCTTTAAAATATTACAATAAAAAAATTAAAGATCTTGAAAATAGAGAAGAAAGATTAATGGACAAAGAAGATAAATTAAATGAAGTAATGTACACTGATTTAGATGTTAGTGGTATTTTAAGAACCCCTGAGTTTCAAGAATGGTATAGCTTATGGAAAGTAAAGGATCCAAAAGCTGATGATTTACCTAATGCAGAATATTTTGAAAATATGATGTTTGATACAAAAAGATTAAGACCAGATTTTATGAAAACAAAATATGATTCTGAGATGAAAGCTAAAGGCGGGAGAATAGGTTACAAAGGCGGTGCTAACAGAGTATCTGAATTATTAATTTTAAGAGATGGTATATTAGCAAAAGATGCTAACGCAGATGTATCTGATATTGAGGCAGAAATATTTCAACTAACAGGTAAGGTATTTAAATCAATAGGTGGTATAGGAGACATACCTACAGGAAAATTAAGACAAAACAGTGCTGGAGTAATTGAAAGAGATTATAGAGATGAAGGTGGTTTTGTGCCAGTAGGTGTTAAAGAACGAGCTGATGATGTACCTGCTATGTTATCTAAAAATGAATTTGTAATGACTGCTGATGCTGTTAGAGGTATAGGTGGTGGAGACGTTGAAAAAGGATCTAAAAAATTATACAACACAATGAAACAAGCAGAAAAAGTAGGTAAAGCATAATGGCTACAGATTATACACAAACAACAAGACGAGCTCCTTTTATAGAAGCCGCTCAAGAAAATTATATTGATTTATTAACGAAACAAGTTGGTAGAGCTCCAGGCACGACTGGTGTACCAACATTAGCGGAACTTGGACCACAAGTTGCAAGTCAAAACGTTTTAACTCAAGCCGCTCAACAACAAGCAGCAACTCAAGCAGGTTTAGGTCAATTAACTTTTGATCCAACAACAGGAGCCGTAACGGGTGCTGGAACTGGAACAGGTGTTGCAGGTTATCAACCTTTCTTAGATCAAGCGGCAGCTTATTCTGGACCAACAGGTTATCAAAGTTTTATGTCACCCTATCAACAACAAGTGATTGATACAACTCTTGCAGAATTTGATACGCAAACTGCAAAAGGTGTACCACAATTAGCAGCGAACGCTATTCAAGCTGGAGCTTTTGGTGGTGGTAGAGAAGGAATAGCTCAAGCTCAGTATGCATCGGACGCTGCACAAAAAAGAGCATTACTACAAGCACAATTATTAGGTCAAGGATTTACACAAGCAAATCAATTAGCTAATCAAGCTTTTGAACAACAAAGAAATTTAGCATCATTACAACCATCATTAGCTGCGTCGGGTGTACAACAATTGGGTGCAGCTGGCACAGGAAACTTAGCTTTCCAGCAAGCACAACTAGATGCAGCTCAACAGAGAGCACAACTTGCTTACAACGAACCCTTAAGCAGACTTAATGCTTTTGGATCAGGTATAGCAAGTCAAGCAAGCGGATCACCAACAACTACTACTAACACTACATTAGGTGGTGCTGGAACTGTTGGACCTTTATCACAAGCGTTGTCTGCTGGTTTAAACGCTTATGGTTTAGGAAGTATTTTTGGAGGAAACTAATGTATTTTAAAAGACCATCATTTAAAAAAGGCGGAACAACTGGTATAGGACAATTGAGTCCTAGAGTAAAAGCTCAAATGGGTTTTCCTAACTTTGGTATAAGTTATACTGACAGTGAACCTCAAGTTTTAAAAATGAGATCTCGTCCTTTAAAAGAAGGTAAAGGTATATTAGATTTGGTATTAGGAGAGAGATATACAAATCCTGATTTTGTTTCACCTTTTTTAAAACCAGACTCGCCTTTCTTTTCTAACCAGACAGGTTTTAAATTTTTAACACCAGGTAGCTCAACAGATGCTACTACTTTCATGACTAGTGAAGGGCCTAAAACTATTGAAGAAGTTAAAGACACTAAAATAACACCTAACTCAGAAGATTTAGATACTACAATAACGGGTGTAGTAAGACCAGGAGAAGGTGTAACTTATAATGTAAAAGAAAAAATTACTGACAATAATAATAAAATAGATCTTAACGAATTGATAAGTGAGACATCTATGAAAGATTCAATCGAAGGTGAAGTAGACATTCTTAAAGATTTATTAAAAGACACTGGCACAAGTAAAGGTGAAAAAGCTTTAATACTTGCTAAAGCTATTAAAACACCTGGAACAATTGCAGACAAATTAGAAGTCGGTGCAGACGAAGCAGCTAAATTGAAAAAAGCAGAACGAAAAGAAGATAAGGCTTTAATACTTACTGCATACAAAAATTACAAAGCAAAAGAATTAGCTGATGGTAAATTAACCAACACAGAAAAAATAGTTAAAAATTATGTAAATAAAAAACTTGCAGATAAAAATAATACTAAAACTAAAAACGAACTAGAGTTAGAAGCTTGGGAAATGGTGATTAAACCTGCAGGAAGTAGTAAAGATTTAAACCAAGAATTTGCTGCGGCTCAATTAAGAGTTTTATTTTTAGAATATAAAGATGCTTTAGGTGATTTAAAAAAATATGGAAATAAACAAGATGCGGCTTCTAAAGACAAAGTAGAAAAAGCTTTAAAACTTATAGACGAATATCAAGAGTATGCTAAAACGGCTGGAATTAGTATTCCAGGTTTAGCAGAAGGCGGCAGAGTAAACAGAGCTCTTGGAACTCCTGAAATGGGAGAAATAACTGAAACTATAGAACAAGAAAGTGTTAAGACCCCAATAGAAAACGTTGAAGCAACAAAAGTAACCGCTGCAGAAAATGTAGAACCAATGAAAGAAGTACCTGTTATGGACTTTGCTACATTAAGATCTAGATTACCAAAGGAAATAACAGATGATATTGTACAATTATTAGCAAACAGCAAAGAAGCATTACAAGATTTTTACTATATTAATTCACAAAATGATGTCAGTAGTTTTAACACAAAGTACGGAGTTAATTTAATATTACCGCCATCTGTAATGGCATAGGAGGTTCAATGGATTGGCAAGAACTTTCCAAAATTGCAGCATTCCAACAAGACCAAGATGTTGTAGCACCAGAGTCAGAAACTACTATTGGTGATTACGCACTAGATGTATTTAGAGCACCTATAGGTGGTATCAGTGATGCATTACAAGGTCTAGTTACATTAGGTGTATTACCTTTTGATATGTTAACTGACAAAGATCTTACAGGAAAGATAGACGCTTTTTTTGAATCAGCTCCCATTTTAAATATAGAAGCTAAAACAGGTCTTGGACAAATCGTTCAAACCATAACTCAATTTGGTGTACCACTAGGTATTGCATCTAAAATAGGAAGAGCCATTCCTCTTCTACGAAAAGCAGGAGAAACAACCAAGCTTGCAAGTCTACCAACTATTGGAGCTAAAAGTACAGAGATTGCAAGAAGAGCTGGTTACTGGGGAGCTCTAGGTGGAGCTACGGATATTGCAGTTAGTGTACCAACTAAGAACGTTGTTTTATCAGACATGCTTGGCATAACAGAAACACCGGATCTTGCATCCGCTACAGGTAAAGACTTAGCTATAGAAAAGATGAAACAAAAGTTAAAGTTTGGAGCTGAAGGTGCAGTTATTGGTGGTACTATTGCAATGTTACCAGTTGCAGGTGCGTTAGGTAAAAAACTTTTAGGGCCTGTATATAATAAAGTAATTGATCCTGCAGCAGGTGCAGTGTTTAGACAATTAGATAGTAAAATTCTTAATCCATTAACAGTTGGAATAGCCGGTAAAGGTAAAGAAGGTACTTTTATTACTAAAGGTGTAACTAAACTTGGCACAAAAAAAGATAAGTTTAAAAGTAAACTATATGAAAAATTAGATATACCTGATCCATCTATGTGGGCTTTTTATAATACTAAAGGTGGTACGTTTGGTCAAACAGTTGCAGGTAAATTAAGTAAACTAAAAGAATACTTTGGTTCTGCAGGTTTAATGTCTAAAGGTTTAAAAAATGAAGGTGATAAAGTACAAGCTAAATTAGAAGCCATCACTAAAAAATTTAATCGTAAAGACGAATACATGAATGAAAAACTTTATGACATTGTTACTAAAATGAAAGGTAACATATTTGATAAAGTAACAAATAGTCCTGGTTATAGAAACGTCATGGATGATTTACAAAGAGAACGTAATAAAATTACAGATTATATTATGGCCCCAGGTAAAGTACAATCTGAAAAAATGTTAAAACTAGTGAATCCTGCAGTAAGGACCGAGGCTAAAGAAATAAAACAAATGTTAAAAGAGTCTAATCAAATGGTGGGTAATTTATTTGCTAACTCTCCAATTAAATCTTTTAAAGATTTAGCTAGTTTAAAAATGAAAGATGCAGATAATTTTTTTAAACAAAGACTTGCATCTTTTAACAATAAAAATTTTAAGTTTGATGTAAAAGGTGAAGTAGCTGCTGGAGCTAGAAAAGAAATAAAAAACACTATTCTTCAAAATCAAAACATGCGACCTAAAAATATTTCTAGAAAAGAAGCAGATACATTAAGAAAAAAATTAAAAGAAGGTAAAAAACTTAACGAAAAAGAAACATCATTTAATAAATTATTAGACGAAGAAGTTGCACTTAGAATGCAAGGATTAAAAAGTGCGGTAATAAACTCGGGAGCTAATACCAATAAATTTTTTGCATCTGTTGGTAGATTTACTGGTAAAGATGTAAAAAAAGTAGATGACCTTTCTGATGAAATTAGAAAATTTTTATCTACACCTAAAGGACAAAAAGTAGAAATAAAAGACTACAGCCCAGTATTAGATACAATTATATGGAATAACAAACAAGTTTATCAAAGACAGTATTTTGATCTTGTAGAATCTGAATGGTTAAAAAACGGTGTGGTATTTAAAAACATTTTAACTGATGACGCTGCGTATCAAGATGTCATAAGAAGAGGAATTGATCCTACACGTTTAAGAAAAATTACAGCTCGACCTGATGCTGGTATTAATTCTATTGATGACTTTGCTTTAGATTCTAAATTTTTTAGAAATGAAAAAATGAGAAAACCTAAAGAAGGAGAAGTAGCAAAGTTTGATACTTATTTTACACTTCCTGAAATTGCAAATGCAATACAAGGAGTAAAAAGTAATTTTGATAATTTATTTGATAATGTTTTTTATTCTAACATAATGAAATTTAAAGCAGGTGGTCAGATAACTAAAACTATTTTCTCACCAATGACACAAGTAAGAAACGTTTCTACAGCATCTTTCTTTCCATTAGCTAGTGGATTAATAGGAGGTCGTACTTCAGTATCGCAAGCATTCAGAGATACGTTTGAAGATATATTTAAAAGTGGAAAAATAAACGAAAAGATATTTGATGATTTTATAGATGATAGTGTAACAAGAGGAATCATCGATCAAAGTATTGCAGTTAATGAAATGAAACGTTTAGCTGAAAGAGGAGTTAAAGGTCTATTAAGTATTGATGACTTTATGAAAAACCCAACAGTTAAAAAGTTTGTTGATGTTTATCAAGGAGGTGACAACGTTTGGAAAATATACTCTGACAGATTCTATCAGTCTGCTCTTAAACAAGCGTTCGGAGACCCTAAAGCTAACCCTGCGAAAGTATTAAATGAAGTAAAAGACTGGTACAGAACTGTAGCTAAAGAAGATTTTATTGAAATAAGTTCTATTACAGGTGCAAAGAAAACAGCAGACGAAGCTCTTAAAGAAGTGTCTGCGTATCTTGTAACTAATACTATTCCGACTTATAGTAAGGTCCCTAAAATAATTCAAAGTATTAGAGATTTACCTTTAGGAAACTTCATAGCGTTTCCTGCAGAGATATTAAGAACAGGATCTAATTTAATTACTATAGGTGCAAGAGAATTGACTAGCACTAACCCATACATTAGACAAATGGGGGCTCGTAGATTAATTGGAGCTTCGGCTACGTTTGGTGGTATAGGTACAGTCATTGGGGGCACAGCTCAAGCTATCACGGGTGTAAGTGATGAAATGATGCAAAAAGCTAGAGCGTTTGTTCCTGTGTATGAAAAGAACGCAACACTAATACCAGTATCATCACCTGATGCCGATGGTAACTTTAAGTATTTTAATTTTTCATATTCTAATCCTTACGACTCTTTGGTTAGACCAATCAATGCAGTTGTAAATGCTTTTGGTAGAGGGGAATTAAATCAAGACAGTGCAAATACAATTGTGTTTAATTCTTTAATTGGTACTCCAGATAATCCTGGAGCTTTGGTAGAATTCTTTTCACCATTTATATCTGAGTCTATTGGTGTTGAAAGAATCACGGACGTTACTTTAAGAGGTGGACGAACAGGAACAGGTAAAATGATTTATCGAGAAACAGATCCACTAGGTGTTAAAATATCTAGAAGTTTAGAACATATCATAGGTGGTCTTAATCCTGGAGCATTTACTTCAGCAGTTAAAGTATGGGACGGTGCTAGTGGTAGATTTACAGATTATGGTAGTGAAAGAAATTTAAGAGATGAATTAGTAGCATTGATGGCTGGTATACGTGTACAAGAAATTAAACCTATGCAAAGTATGCCATTTATTATTACATCATTTGGTAGAGATAAAAGAAACATTGGTGCTAAGTTTGCAAGTGTTGCTTACAGTGCAAGATCTACACCAGAGCAAAAAATTAATGCTTACAAAGTTTGGGTAATAGATTCATTTAAATCTCAAAAAAATTTAATGAATATTATTCAAGCTGCTGAAGACCTGGGTGTAAGTAGAAGTGATTTAAGAAAAGTTTTAAATGAACGTTTAAAAAATAAAACAGAAGTACAAAATTTATTTGCTGGTAGATTTAAAGTACCTACTCCAAGTGAAGCTAGAGTTAAATCTTTACTTGAAAGATTAGAAGATCAAAATCTAGATGCAGCATTAAAATTCGAATTAGGTTTAGATGTAGCTGAAGATGCTTGGGATGATCTAAGAAAAGATGTAAGAAACTATGATCTTAATGATAGTTTAGAAAGTTTTGAATCATTCATCGATGCAGCTTTAACTTTTGGTGTTAAAGAAGCAAGAGAATTACCCCCTTTAGGCGCAAGAGTGGGACCTGTAGAAGATACTCCTGCAGTTTTACCCGTTGATCAAAACAAAAATACTGCTATAAATACTCAAGTAGTATCAGCTTCTGTTCCTAACAGAACAACGCCTGGACTATTTGAAAAATACTTTCCAAGGGGGATATTTAGTTAATCATGACAATAGATAAAAGAATAAATTTTAGAAGCGCAGGATTTGTTGAAGCAAGATCAAAAGCGGGTACAGGTGTAAACAAAGGAACCGGTGGTACTAAAGGAAATCTTGGCGGCGGTGGAGGCGGACAAGAGTCTGATTACAGAAAATATGCACCACCTACTAAACCAACTTATGATTCTTCAAATATAGATAGTAAACTTATTACAGGTGCTGACTTTAAAAGATCAGAAAATGAATTTATAAATAATTTAAATAGAAACAATTTATTAAGAGCACAACAAACTAACACTCCTTTTAGACCCTATCAAGGTGGAGCAAGGACAACGGATTATTATAATTCAAGTCCTTTTAAAGGCATATTAAGTTTAGTAACTAATATGACTATACCTGGTAGTAGTTTTTTTATGAATTACGGTGGTAAATTAAAAGATGGAATAATGAGTTTAAATGATCAAATACAAAATTCTGATTTTGGAAGATCTAAAAATTTAATGGACTATTTAGATATAAAAAATTATGGTGGCTATAATGAAAGAGAAATGGCTAGTAGAATTAATATGGATGAAGCTAAAAATCTCCAAGCAAGAATAGATGCAGGTGAGTTTGGTGGAATGGGAGTTAAACCTGTTCAAACATTTGATTCTTCTGAAATGCAATCACCTCTTCTTCAAGGAGCAGAAAGTGCAACGGGTTTAACTATTGCAGAACTTCAGGCTTTAATTAATAACGCAACAACTAATTTAGGTTCAAGTTAATGGCTAAAAAATCTGCATTAGAAAAAATAGAATCTCATGAAAAGCTTTGCAGAATTATGCAGAAGCAAACGTTTGAGCAGATAAAAGAAATGCAAGAAAGAATTAAAAGATTAGAGTATTGGATTGTTGGCGGTATGGGTGCAGTGCTGTTAACTTTACTTATGGACATGTTAAATTAAATTTTATGAAAAATAGTTTGTTGGTGCATCAACATCTTATTATACGTGCTGAAGCAATTAAACCTCCAGTAGATGAAGAACAATTAACAGAATGGATGAAAGAATTTGTTGATTCTATAAATATGAAAATATTTATGGGTCCTTATGTTAAGTATTGTAAAATGGAAGGTAATAGAGGTATTACCGCTGTTGCAATTATTGAAACTTCTCACATAGCTATGCATGTTTGGGATGAACCTAACCCTGCATTAATGCAGTTTGATGTTTATTCGTGTGGTGAGTTTGATGTAAAAGAAATTTGTGAAAAGATTAAAAAAGATTTTAATATACAAAAAATTGAATACAAGTTTTTAAATCGCGAAACTGGACTTGTAGATATTTAACGACACATACAACCTATCATACTACCACTATTATCATTCATTATATGTAAGTTTAAAGTATCTATATATCCCGTTAGTTTTAATCTAAGTATGTCACAAAGATCAAAGCAATCTATCTCACCCGTTATTACAATACCTTCCATCATTTGTTTTGTAACAGGAATTAATTGATACAGACCATCGTTTAAAATAATTAAATCCATTGTTTTAATTCCTCTCCCATGACTTCACTAGCTATATTAATTTTTTTACGTAAAGCTTTTACTATACGTTCATCTACAGTTTTTTCACATATGATATCTATGTAGGTCATTTTTCTTTTTTGACCTATACGATTTATTCTAGCCTCTGATTGAGTTCTTTTTTCTAAATCATATCCGTTAGAATAATAAATCATTACATTAGCTTCAGTAAGAGTAATACCATAACCCCCTGTTTGTGGTGTACCCACTAAGAATCTAACTTTAGAATTTGGGTCCTGTATTTCTTTTATAGCTTTGGCTCTATCTTCAGTAGACGTAGATCCATAATAAGTCATCACGGAACCCGGATATACTTTTTCAATTGCTTTAACTATAGAATCTATATCGTGTCTCCAATGAGCCCAGATAATAGCTTTACCCTCTACCTCTTCTAAGATGTCCATTAATGCATTGACTCTTTCATTCTTAATAATTTTAAGTGTACCATCATCAGCTTTAAAATGACCACAAGTAATTTGTTGGAGTCTCATTAATTGAACTAATGCTGTAGACGTAGTCATTAACTTGCCATCCATTTGCGCAAGAGCTACATTTTTCATTTGATCATAAATTTTTTGTTGCTCTTTACTTAACTGTATAATTCTTTTTTGATAAGTATAGTCTGGCAAATCTAAACAATCTTCTTTTAAAACTCTGTCTGAAAATAAAGCAATCTTATCAGATAGTTCTTGTAAATTTTGATAACCAACAGGAACCTTTGCACTATGAGAACCAAAGTTCATGGTTTTAAGTATAGCATATCTAGTTCTAAAAGCATAATAAGAAGTAAAATCTAATAAACCTTCACCTAAAAATTCACATTGTTTATATAAATCTAAAGGCGATTTAGTTACAGGTGATCCTGTAAGAATTCTTTTGTACTTAGCATACTGGCCCAAAGAACAAATATGTTTAGATCTCTTAGCATCAGGATTTTTTATAGTTGTAGACTCATCAATGGCCATCATAGTTCTATGGCAACGTAAAAATTTAGCTGCAAACTCTACACCTTTAGATGTGCTAAATGCATCAACATTCATAATTAAAATATGAAGATCCTCTCCAGGTTCAAACAATGAATCTAACTTTAATTGTTGTGATTTAGTAATGTTGGCTTGCCACAACACCATTTTTTTATCTATGTGGTTTACCATGTGTGTAGGTATTTCTGAGTCGAACCAGTTTTTATAAACACCTTTAGGCGCAACTAATAAAAACCCATTTATTTTACCTTTATCATAAAGCATAGATACGTTATCTATTAACACTTTAGATTTACCTGTACCCATTTCCATAAAGTATGCAAATAGTTCTTTGTTATGTGACTTCTTAAGCGCTTTCAATTGATGCGCATAAGGCTTAGTTTTAAATTTATAATCCATAATAATTTCTTCTTTCTATTGACAGTGATAACATAACCCTATAATAGATGTCAATAGGAAAGTTATGAACACAGTTTATATAATACAAGAATTACCAGGAACTAAAATAGGAACCCCTAAATTTAAT